CACTTCGTATTATACTGCCGTACTCTACAGCCACACCTCTCATACACCGTCCTCAAACGTGTTGTTACCGCCACCGTTGACCGACTCCTCCTCGGCGATGTCGGGCGTCTCTGGAGCCGCGACCGTGCCTTCGAGCGTGTTCTCCGTCTTTACGGGCAGAACGATCAGCGTTCCGACCAGTGGCACGCCAAGCGCGGCGAACTCATCACCGCCTCCGAAGTCTACAAAGTCTTTGGAAGCGAGGACGCCCGTCGCGAACTCCTCCTGAAGAAGCTGGAGCCTCCGGCCACATCCGAGACCTGGAAGCACAACCCCATTCCCGCGTTGGTCTGGGGCACTCGCTTTGAGCCCATCGCGAAGAAACTCTACGAGGACGAGACGAATTGTACCATCTTGGAAGTCTCCTGTGCGCAACACCCACGGGTGCCGTTTCTCGGAGCCTCACCCGACGGACTGATTGTTCCGAAGGACGATGACCCGAAGCGCTATGGCCGCCTCGTGGAGTTCAAGTGTCCGATGAGCCGCGTGGAGAAACCCGAGATTCCGCCGGCCTACGTGCACCAGATGCAGATGCAAATGGAGTGCACGGGCATTGACGAGTGTGAGTATGTGGAGTTCCGCTTCAAGCAGGTCAGCTACAATGAGTGGGCGAAGTCGGACAAGCGGAAGGGAGCCTTTGGGGTCTACGATGATGGGCGTGTGGTCTACGATGTGGAGAGTCACACGGAGGATATGCAGGTGGTCTACTGGGTTCTCCAGTCGATGAAGAAGGACTTCGTGCCCAAGGACCCGAACTGGCTCTCGGACCACCTTCCCGCACTCCAGTCGTTCTGGGATGAGGTCTGTGCGCATCGGGCTGCGGGGACACGGCCTGCAGACAAGACCGTCGCCTCCCTAGATGTATGACCACCCTGTTTGATATGGATAGACACAAATTGCGTCCTCATAGCGTTGATGGACAAACTGAAAGCTAATTTGGTCTTCAATTCCACAGACCTGAATCTCAGAGAACCAGAGGTCTCCTATCTCCTTTGCGAGAGCGCAGCGCTTCCGGATATGAAATCCACAGCACACTCGCTGGGGTTTGGAAGCATCATACCCCATCGCCAAGCGGGAGTGGATATACGCAACAGCCTTCGCACGCTGGCGTGCGTATTTTTCGTGCTGCATCGCTTCCTGGAACTCTCCCCAGACATCCGTATAGGACAGCGGATGCTGTGTGAACGCCCAGACTGCAGAGGATGCGTCAAGGTCCGCAACAATCCGATCAAGAACCTCTCGGCTCGTCAATCGAAGTTTGGAATCGACCCAACAGAGATACGAATAGAGCGCAAGTTGATCATACTCCCAGGGACAACAGCGAAGGTGTTTTGTCTGCTCGGCACACACGAGATTGTCTTCTGAGAGGGGGAGGTCTACCCAAACCGGCTTCCACTGTGTCGCATGCAGACGTTCAAACGTGGTCGGGTTGTTCGTAAAGTAATAGCAGTCAATCCCATCGAGAGGCTCTGCGATGATATTGGCCCAGTTTGAATCTGTCCCGAAGAAACACGTATAGACCGCGAGCATACCGTTTACGAGGGACGTGAATGAAAGCGGTATGGACCCCGAGTATTTTGAACCCGCAGGCCGGCAGCATTATCGCCTTCTCGAGTCACTCTCTGTGAGTGTCTCGGGGTGTACGTTGGTCGACATCGGAACGCACAAGGGGATGTCGGCGCTTGCGCTTGCTACGAACCCCACGAATCGCGTGGTATCCTTCGACCTCGTGCGAAAGGATGGTCTTCCCGAACGTCCGAATATCGAGTATCATACGGACGACCTGATGACAGAGGAAGGGCGCGCGACGTGGAAGGACATCCTCCTCGCGTCTCCCTACATCTTTTTGGATATTGACCCCCACGAAGGAACTCGCGAATATGCCTTCTACGAGTGGTTGCGCGACAACAAGTATATGGGAACCCTTATTTGTGACGACATCTGGTACTTCAAGGAGATGCGCGACAACTTCTGGTTGAAGATTCCGTCGGAGTTCAAGACTGACCTAACGGCGACTGGACACTGGTCGGGAACGGGTCAGATTCGGTTTCAGGCGTCCCCTCCTCCTCCTTCAACCTGGACGGTTGTGACGGGATATTTTGACCTGACGCGGATGCCCGACGCATCCCCTTCCATTCGTGGCCGCCCTGCATCCCATTACTTGAAGCATGCAACGTATACGATGGCACTTGACCAACCCCTGATTGTCTTCTGCGAGCCCGATATGCTCTCAACCCTGACGACGCTTCGGCCGGCCCATCTGCTTGCGAAGACGAAGTTCATTCCGATATGGTTTGAGGACTTCCCTCTGACGAAGTACCGTGACCGCATTCTTGAGAACCGGAAGACGCGCCCTTCTCCCGATGACCGCAATACGGCATCGTACTATCTCCTCTGTATGGCTCGGTATGCAATGCTCAAGCGAGCGATTGCCGAGAATCCCTTTGGGTCAACGCACTTCGCGTGGCTCAACATCTGTATTGAGCGAATGGGCTTTCAGAATCTCATCCAGCTTCCGCGTGTCTTTGAGCTCAACCGTGATAAGTTCTCCACGTGCTATATTGACTACCAGCGCAAGGAGAACTACCTGGACGGCGTCATGCGGTGGGGGCGGTGTTCGATGTGCAGTGGGTTCTTCACGGGCAATGCCCAGTATATGAAGTCCTTCTGTGACCGGATTGAATCCAAGTTTCTTGAGTGTCTTGAGAAGGGATACGGACATGCCGACGAGCAGCTGTATTCGCTTGTCTACTTCGATGACCCCTCCATCTTCGAGGTCTACTACGGAGACTACACAGAGATGATTACAAACTACGAATGGATTCGGGAGCGAGCCAATCAGCCGCTCTATCTCCTCATCAAGCACAGTTATGACGCAGGCGACTACACGACCTGTCTCCCAGGGTGTCTTGCACTCTGGAGGTCCTGGAAGCGTGGGTTTGCGAAACTGTCGGAGCTGGAGGTCACGCACCTCATTTGGTACTACGAGCAAACTCTCTCGCACCTTGGCCTTCCTCGCGTATTGGAGTAGTTTAGAAGAGACCCTCCTTTCCCCCTTCAATGATTACCTTCGTGACGGGTCTCTTCCATCTCCGAGAAGACAGGTCACGCGACCGGTCTGCAGAAACTCGGATTGATCTCTTTCGTAAACTCGAGAGCTCTGGGATCAAGCTTCATCTCTTTACGAGCCCAGAGTATGCGCACCTTGGGGGAGAGGTCGTGGAGCTTGAGGAGTTGGACGCGTTTCGGAACGCGCCTCCAGGTCTTCCCGCGGTCCGTACGGACTATCACGACACACGGAACTTCCTTGCGTTCATCAATGCGAAGATTGAACTCGTGACACGAGCGATGAAGACGGGAACAACGACGCACTATGCGTGGATTGATTTCAGCATCTGTCACGTGTTCCGAGATATGCCGCGCACGCTGGCCTACCTGTCGATGCTTGGACAGTCGCGCCTTCGCGATCGGTGTCTGTTGGTTCCTGGCTGTTGGGGGCCCGGAACGTTTACGGACCGGGTCAACTGGCGGTTCTGTGGAGGGTTCTTCGTGGGTGACAAGGAGTCCATTCTCGAGTTTGATGCCTCCCATCGCCGAGCGTATCGTGAGCTCCCCCATCTCACCTGGGAAGTCAACACCTGGGCTCGTGCAGAGGTCCCAGGACTCACGTGGTACGCTGCCGATCATACTGACAGTATCGTCCGAATTCCGCCCGAGTTTTTCTATACGGTTGCGAGCCTGACAACGATTCCGCCCCGCTTTGACACTGAGTGCCGCCTCGCGGTGGAGTCGCTTCGTCCTCAAGTGGATGCGATTGTCCTGAGTGTCCCCGAGTCGTATCGTCGGTTTGAGAGTCAGCCGCTTCCCGAATGGATGTCGTCTGTCCAGGTAGTTCGTGGAGAGGACCTCGGGCCTGCATCCAAGTACTTGGGAGCCCTCTCAAAGATTCCGCAGGGAGCGTGGGTCTTCATCTGCGACGATGACCAGGAATACCATCCCACGCTTCTTCGTCGGATGAAGGCGGGTGTTACAACCCTAGGTGTCTATCAGAATCACTTTGCGTCCATTCAACAGAAGACCTCGGGTGGAATGATTCACGGATACGTTGGACTTCTTGTTCACGAATCGCTCCTTCGGGACCTTCCCTCCTTCCCGCTTCCGGAGGCCGCTCGGTTTGTGGATGACCAGTGGATGTCGGCCTACTGTTGGAGGCACGGCATCTCTGTTTCCCCGACCTCCGTGGAGGCGTACGCCGATATCTTTGCAGTGCTTCAGAATGGACATGAAAAGCTGGGATGTGCATCTCTCTCTGGGCTTCAGACCCGAGACCAGCGTGTGCGAGAGCTTGAAGACGCACTTGGGATTGTCTTCACCGGACCCACAGTTTCCACCAAGGCTTCTTCTGAGGCTTAAACTTCGTCGTCCACTCGTCAATCGTATACTTATCGCCCATACTGCGGTTACACCGTGCACAAATTGGAACAAGGTTGTCCAGCGTCGTCTTGCCACCCTTGCTTTCCGGGATATTGTGCCCGCACTCATAGTCAAACACGTTGATTTGATTCCGACACCACGAGACACGACACCGTCCCTCAAACTTTCGCCCCATCCGCGAGAGCCAGACCTGCTCAGCCAGGGCCTTGGGAATCTTCTTCTTTTTATACACGTCGGCGGGTACGTCTCGAAACTCCATTGCGTCTCTTCTTCGCGACACGCGTAGACCGCTTCTTCATCGTGCGACGACGACCCCGACCTGCGCGAGGGGCTTGTGCGCCCGACTCCACGCTGGACGTGGTCTCCGTGCGTGGCGGAATGGAAATCGTCATACCTTGCGGCTCACCACCGGGAGGGGAGGACATTTATACTGGAACGAAGGATTTATACGCGACGACGGCGAGTAGACCGCGTCTTCGCACGACGACGGCGACTCTTCCCGGTCTGTCCAGTTGGGCGGGGTCCAGGAGATGGGGTTGTGCGAGGAGGAGGGCGGGTTGATGGAGGAGGGTTCGGAGAGGCAGGTCGTTTCGGAGACTCGTTACTAAATCCGGGCATTTATACTGGAACGAAGGATTTATACTGATTGACCTGGAAGGGGGTCTGCATTCCCTGAACTGGTCCAATGGACACGGGAGAGGGCGACATGTGGTTCGTCATCTGCTCGTAGGAGGAGTTCTCCGTGGCCACCGTCCGCTGCACCTGACGCTTGTCCAAGAACTCCGGCTGGAACCGCTCGCGTCCAAAGTAGAGTACAGCAATCAGCACAAAGAGTGCGACCACGAGAAGGGTCGTCGGCTTCATTATGAGTGAGGCACGAAAAAACGAACCGCTTTCTGTCTGGGATACAGACAAGCACAATGGAGGAGAAAGCTCTTGAGACGCTTCGTACCTTCCTCGGCCGCCGCAAGCTGGATACGACAACGGCCGTCGTTCGCGGCGACCTTCCGAACGTGAACCTCTACACCATCGGGGCCGTCCTCGTGCTCTTCAGTCAGAAGGACAAGGGCCTCTTGGACAAGGACATTCGGAACTTCGTCAAGTTCGCAGAGGACAACTCGCATACGAACGGGATGATTATCGTCTCGATGGCCAAGCCCTCTGCCAACGTTCTGCGTGTCATCAAGTCCTACGCGAAAGACCGTATCCAATTCTTCTGGATCTGGCACCTCCAGAACGACTGGACGACGCACCGGTATTCAATGCCCCACCGGATTCTCAACCAGGACGAGACGACGGCGCTCATCAAACGCTACAAGCTGACCAACCCGGCCGACCAGATTCCGTCCATTGACTCGCAGGACTATCAGGCGCGTGTCCTCGGAGCCGTTCCGGGAGACATTCTGGAGATTCAGCGGCATAGCGACGTGGCAGGGCCCGCACTCTACTATCGGTATTGCGTGGAGGACGTAAATGTTGCCTGAGAACAATGCCACTGGACGAACTGAACACACAGTTGACGTCGCTTCGGGCGCAGTACACACAGCTTGCGTCGCAGGCGACGGCGAACCCCTCTCAGGTTGCGACGCTGCTTCCGCAGATTCAGACACTCAACCAGCAGATTGCAACCGTGCTGGACCAGATGCTTACCGAGATGCAGTATGCGCAAGAGGGACCCAACAGCGAGGCGTATCGCGACCAGCTGGTGGAACAGTTGTCTCGGATTCAGATGGACTACAATGGATTGAAGGCGAACACGGATACGATGCAGACGCTGCGTCGGATTCGGAGCTTCCAGGATGACTCGTGGAAGTCTCCGTTGTTCACCTATATTGCACTGCTGCTTGTTGCAGCCCTTATGCTTGTACTTGTGATGCTGTTCCGTCGTCAGAAGAAGGACAGTGCGACGATGCCGAGCACAAGCCCTGCCGCGATCCCGCCCTTGACGTAAAGACCCGTCATA